TGGCTCTTTCGGGAGCCACAAACAAAGGAGAATAATATGTCAGGTGGAGGAAGTTTTACATCAGATCAACTGTCGGTACACAAAGCAAGTGGTACCCATGTTATGATTACAGGTAGAGGAAGAATTACAAGCGTACAAGCTAAAGGACATGCAAGTGGTCAAGTAGAGTTTCATGATTGTGCTACTACAGGTGCTGTAGCATCAGGAAACTTAAAATTAAAATATGTTTTTGGCGAAGAAGGAATTGATATCTACATGCCTGGATCAGGTGTTCTGTTCAAAGATGGTATTGTAGCTGTTATCGCTAACTCTTCAGTTACAATTACACATACTTAAACCACATTATACACGTAATTTTGCGTGTATAATAAAATAGAGTAGAATTTTTATGTCAAACTTTGATAAATTAAAACTTATACCAAAGGTAGAGATAAGAGGCGGTACAAATAAGTCTGGTCCTATAACTCATAAGCAAGAGAGTAGAAAGTATGAAATTTCTGGCTCTTATGATTTATATGATAAAAAAGATACAAAGGTGACACTTACAGGAAGTTACGGAAAATCATCAGGTAAGGATAAATTTAAAACACCTGGTGGCGAATTTGTTTTTGAAGGAGAAAGTGAACCACAAAAATTTATAGGTATAAAAATTTCAAAAAAATTTAAAAGAGGTGGAGATGTAATGCCACCAAGAAATAAAAAGAATTTTAGGTCAACGAAATCTGGTGCAGGTATGACTGCAGCAGGAGTTGCAAGATACAGGCGTGATAACCCTGGATCTAAATTAAAAACTGCAGTCACAGGAGATGTTAAAAAAGGCTCTAAAGCTGCTGCAAGAAGAAAGTCATACTGTGCAAGATCAGCTGGGCAAATGAAAAAATTTCCTAAAGCTGCAAAGGACCCAAATTCAAGATTAAGACAAGCAAGAAGGAGATGGAAATGTTAAAAAAATTAAAACAAATAATTATGTGGCCATTCAAAAAAATGAAAGAATGGTGGCATCATTGGGGATAGATGTTAGTAGATTTATTAAAAAAAAACATCGTAATGGTACCTGTGGTGGCCTCACTTGTGGTGGGGACATTTACAGGTGTCAGATATGTTGTAAACCTTACAGATAGTATTAATTCATCTGAACAAGAGATAATAAATTTACAAAGAGATTTAAAACAAGCTCAAAAAAATATATCAGAAATAAATACAAGATTGTCCTCAGCTGAAGCA